TGCGGTTCGGTCGTCTGCATTTCCATCGCTTCCCTCGTCTGATTTGATCGGCTCGGGGGCCTGTGAATTCGGCGGCTTCATATCGCTGCCATAGCTAAGGGGAACGACTTGCTGTTGAACGCGCGGTTCAGTTCCGTGCCCGCCGGGAACGGTAGGCAATCCCTCTTTGTTTCGGGCCTCGTCGGGGGCATAAATTCCGCTGATAACCCCCTTTGCTAAACCGTCAATCCGGTCTTTGAAATTCGACCGCATCAGCGCCTCGGTATCGAATTCCAGATATTCATCAGGTTGACCTTTGAGCCGAAACAAAAGCCCGAAAGCTTCCTCGATGTGATTCAACGCAAAGCCGAGCCCCTAGGCTTTCCAAGAGGACATAAGCGATTCAGTCGAGGCAAACGGCGTCGAGCCGATACCTAGAACGGCGAGCGGCATTCGAAAAGCGAGGGCGATGCTTTCGTTTGCGATTTTGAGCATATCGGCAAGCCGAGCGTCGGCCGCCGACATAGAAACCGGCTTGGCTTTAAGACCCCACGCAAGAATTGGAGTCCCGCCGGCGTTTTCGCCTTGCGTTTGTTCGTCCCAGCGCACGCGAAGTTGTTCGGTCTGCTCTTTGGTTAGTTGCTGGTCGGTTTCCAGCATAAACGACGGCCGGGCCTGATTGATATAAAAAGCAACTTGCTGATTGAGCGCTGCGCCTGCCATTGCGCGCTCTAGCGCCGAGGCAAGTATCGGGCTCACACCTTTAAGTGGGTGTTGCGGCGTATGCAATCGGACGTGGAGCACATCGCGGGCCGGTATCGGCATAGAAAGCGACATTGAAAAACGGCGCTCGGCGATTTCATTGCCAGAAAGTTGATAATAAATTGAGCCGTCCGTGCCTATCATCGGTTGCCCGAACTTCATCAAATGGAGCTCGACAATCTCGGCGCGGTCGTTGCGCGCGGCATAAGCAAACCCCTCGCCCCGCTCATAGAGCGACCGCGAAAGGTTCAAAAGGAAATCCGAAATCGTTTGATAATCGTTCGGCTTGCGAATAACCCGACTCAATGCCGACGTTGTAACTCGCTTGCGGCCGCCGTCCTCGGTCGTCTGCCAATGATCGCCCGGACACATTGCGATTGTCTGCGCATAGGCAGAAATGCACGCCTCGACCATCGCGCCGGCCTCGCCATAAGGCTGCACCGAATAGCCCATTTGCCAGAAATTCCAGAACCGGCCGGCTTTCGACGAAAGCCAACCGTCTGAAAGCTGATAGGGGCCGGGACGATATTCACCCTCAGAAGCTTTCGCAGCCCATGAGGGAAGAATGCGGGCGAGCAAATTGGCCACTAGTCTGCCTTTGTCTCGCGGGTCTTATACCCGCGCTTGGGGGTTTCCGGCTGCATGTCTGCGGTTTCCGGCGCCTCGGCTTCCTTTTCAGGCTTGCGCGCACGCTTGCCAGTCGGTGGCGCGGCCGGGTCGATGCCCATAGTCTGCGGATTGCCGTCCGGTCGCATTCCGACGTATCCGCCGCCCTTGTGGCGCAGCTTGCCCTTGTCGTCGGGAGCAACGTCGTTAGGGTCAACGGGCGTGCCGTCCTGTAGGACGTACCAAGTCTTATGGACGTATGCCATTGAGGTTTCCTTTTTGTGTGGAAGTTTGGCGGGCGGACAACGCCGCCCGCCGGACTATTATTGACCGTCGTCAATCAAGATATTGAATGCGCCAGTCTTAGTGTTGCCGCCCGCTGCAATGACGATCTTGATGCGATCACGCGAGACCGCAATGCGATCGTTTACGGCAACGCCGCCGGCGGCGTATAGAGCCGCTACGCCGGCGCTTGAATGCGTGGGCTGTCGAGTGGCCTTGACGGCCGCGGCGTTAACGTTGGATTCTGTCCAAATCGTTTCGCCCGTTGCCTCGGCGGTGATCGTAAAATCAACGCCGTCTGCAAAGTCGGTCTTGACGTACTGAATCTGATGAACATAGCCCGACACATAAGGGCTATATACTTCGGCCGCGCCGGCTGCGTCAGTCGTGACGGGCACGTTAAATCGGCGAATAGTCATGGCTTAAAGCCTCCGTTATGGGTTTCGTTGTGACTTGCCGACACGGCAAGAAAAAAAACCGCGGGGACGGTAACGCCCCCGCGGCTAAATCATTAGTAAGAGGTGCCGTTGATCCAAGCGACCATGCTCGGGCGGCCCATGACCCACGAAACGTCCATGAGCATGCGAACGCCGACCGTTGCCGTCTGATAGAACGAGCGCACCGGGTCGGCAGTCGTCGGACCTGTACCCGATACGATTTCGAGCGGCGTTGTGTCCTCCATATGGACGGTCGCCGTTTCGTTGATGTCGAATTCTGGAGCGTCGCCGGTTGCCGTGTAGAAATCCGAGTTGCGGATTGCGATAAGGCGGCCGGCCGTGGCGTAAGTGGACTCGACAATGTTGACGCGGCCGGAAATACCGGCGAACCATCCAGCGTTATTATCGGGGCCGTCCATCATTGCGATGGCAAGCGCCTGCGCCGGATTCATGATCACGGTGATATTGTCGGCCGCGTTAGCCGCAATGAACGGCGCGAGCAAAGCCTTAAAGTCGGCCTTGACCGCAACGTGATCGCCGCCGCCGTAACCTACTGCGGTGGCGGAAACGCCATTCAATAGACCGGCCGGGCGAGCCGAGCTAATTGCCGTAGCATCGAGCAAAGCAGCATCGAGCACGGCGGCCGTGTCATCGATAATGCCTTGACGCACGATTGCCTCGATCGCCGGCGTCGAGCGCTTGGCGAGTTCCCGCGAGAACGGAACGATCACGCCCATTTTCTTAGGCGTCAATTCGGCCGCTGCGGTCGTCACGCGGCCAACGCGGATCGGCGAACCCTCGGCAACGAAACCGCCGCCGGCGCCGCCAGCCGTGCGGCGAGGTAGTTTGATGGTCCCGGCGTTATCGAACGTCAGACCAACGCCACGATTCCGCAATTCCGGATAAACCGACTTTCCGACGAGGGCCTGCAAAAAGCCCTGGTTGACGGTCTGCACCAATTCCGAAGCCCAGCCAGAAACGCCGGTCGTCCCGATCGTCTGGTCGGCCTTCGATATGATAGCGGTCGCTTCGTGTCCCGGATAACGTTCGTCAAGAACCTTATCGATCGACTTACCACCGGACCCAAACGCCGCGACACCCTGAACAACCATCGCGCGAACCAACAAATCAAGCGGCTGAATGTCTTTTTGTGGGAACCCGAGCGGACGACGGTTGATCGCCGGCGCACCCTGACCGGCCGGCGAGGCGTTTATGCCGATCTTGTTTTCGGCGGCCTTCAAGGTCGCGACAAGGTCCTCGCCCTCGCCGATCTGTCTTGTCAATTCGTTGACGGCGTCGCTGTTGATGTCCTCGGCGCTAGTAAGCTCGACAAGGCGATCTTTCTTTGCGGCGATTTCGTTGGACGCATTCTCGATGCGCTTGGCTAGTGACGACATATCTTTAACCTTTCCGTTGGTGTTAGGCTGCGGGGTCTTGGCGGCGGCTTGCGCGCCGCTGGTCGTCATGTCCCGTAGCCTTGCTTCGACATTATTGCCGAAGGCTAGGTTCATGATTTCTTGAGATAGGTTGAGCGACTTGGCACGCGCGAGGGCGGCCGGGTTCGCCGGAACCGAAACGAGAGACGTTTCGAGCAATTCGGACTTTGTGTATTTTTGAGCGCCCCACGGCTTGGCGGGGTCGATCGGCTCGGATTTGATCGGCCGGAAACCTACAGAAACGGCCCTGAGAATACCTTGCTCGACGAGGCTAATAATCTCATCGAGGCGTGCACTTGTGCCCTTGGCTGCTAGGTTCAAACGCGCGACGAGCTTTTCGCCCTCGACGCGAACGTTAGACCATGTCCCAATCGGGAAACCGCCACTATGCCCGAATAGCGCAATCGGGTTTTTTTTGAAGTTCGTAAGTAGCCAGCCCGCCGGGTCAACGATGTCGCCGTATCTGTCAACGGTGGCGTCGGACAAAACGAATTCCATTCCATCGCCATCACTGGCGACGGTTTTATGAACTAACATCGATGTCCTCCTGAATTTAGGCGATCATTGCAAACGGGTCGGCGACTGGCGTTCCCTGCGGATTTCTTGCCATCACTGTAATGGCGTCAAACAATGCCATGACTGGGTCGATTTTCGCGTCGCCGGCGT